AACGTTGGCCGGCGTTGCGACCCACCATCCGGTCCTTGTGAGATTGGCGTCGATGTACGGAGGGTAGTGAGGCTGAACGTTGTATTCGATGCTGAGCAGCCCGTTATTGACGACCGCGTAGCCGTCAGGCCTTTCGATCGTGACAGCGCCCTTCTTAACGTAAAGGCCATCGCTATTCAACTTCACCCACTTATTCGCGTCGGCTGCGTCAATGGCGATCAGATAATTTCCGTCCCAATAAAAAAGATCATCGTTTCCGATAATCTGAATGTTGTTCGTTTTAATTTGGCCCGCCGTTAGCAAGCTCGTCGTCACCCCATCGGCCGTTATCGCATTGTCAAACGTCTCTCCTCCGTTAGTGGTCACGCCAAGTCCCGCCGACCTGAGCGCCACAAATCGGCTCGCATCGTTAGGGTCGCGCGCAATAATACCCATGCCTTCCGGATACTCAAGCTCGGTCATCGAATTGTTGAGCGCCTCGGTCGCCTTCTTGACCGCTTCGGTATAAACGTTGTAGCGAATCTTTCCGCTATTTTCGTCCCATATCTTATCGAGTATCGCCTTGGTCCGGCTGAACTGAGCGTCAGCAAACGTCTGGCGCACGTTGGACAGCGACACTTTCGGCGACTTTGTGGACTCCGGATAGTCTTCGATTTCAAGTATCCGTAAATCTAAGTCGACCTTTAACGGTTCATAAATAGTCGGCACGGTATCACCTAGGCCCGGCGCTGTTATCGTAAAGCCAGCGTTCTGTAGCTCAACGAATTCGAGCTCGATCGTCACTTCCGGCTTATCCTTAATCGCGTTCTGTAATGCCGTCAATAATTTCGATTGGCTCGTAATGGTGTCGGACTTGACCGGAGGGCTGTGCCGAATGCCATACGTTGAAGACATCGGCGAAGTATACTCGGCCACACACGTAAATAGCTCGTCGCCTACTCGCGCCCGATAGATGTCCGCCGTCTTATTACCAGTGGTCGAACTGTAACATACCCAGCCTTTCGCCGTATTCTTTCCGGTTGAAGGAACGTGCTTCGGATCATCTCCTTTAAACGTTGCCTTAACGGTATGACTTTTCGATTCAAGGTTCCGTGCGATTTCCGTTACTTTCGTAGTTTGAGTCGCGTTCCATGTGCTGATTTTTACCGTCTTATCTCCGTTATCAATGCTGAATTCCCATACACCGCCGGTATTGTCGGCCCAATGGCGAAAGAAGCAGCCTGTGCCCGTAAAGGAAAACGTAAAGGTTGCGCCGACTGACTTAGTGTATTGGTTAGGCTCCGTCAAGTCCGTCCAAGTGCCCGTGCGTGAGTCGTAGTTCTTGGTCGTATCGTAAATGTCCTTGAGGTCCGTCTGCTTGCCGTAGCCTTTGATAAACGTCGACAGGTCGTTCGTGTTGACCGTCCGCGACAACGTTTTTACATTGTGCTTGAAGCGAAATTGAAAGTCGGGCGTGCTGCCGATTTTGGTCCGGATTCGGACGTCGGTTCCGCTAAGGTCAAACTCCGCCTGGAATAGTTCGAGTGTTTTTTGGAATAGTGCCAGCGCGTTATCGTTTCCGAAGTCTTCGTCCTCTTCTATCGTTATGGTGCCAAACGCATCGATAACTGAGAATGTCCATCCGGTGCCTCCGAGCACATACGTTAGCATTTCCGCAATTGTCTTCGTGCCTGGCGCAAGACTGTCATAATGAAATACATCGACCATATCGAAGAATACATGCGATGCCGTTACGTCTTTGATATGCGTTTGGCCGATGGTCCGCTCGTCGACGTTCTTAATCCGGTATTTGTCCCCGACATATTCGACGATGGATTCTTCAGCAACTAACGGAAAGGCGTGCTCGTTAGATAGCGTCTCCATAATAAAAAAGGAGAGCGAACGATCGCCGTTTACTCTCCGCTTGCGTGTTAAGTTATTATAATCGGTCAGCATTTCGGACTGGCCGGCGAGATTGGTGACGAATAAGTCCGCCAAAGTGGCGACCTCCTTTCGTGTTAATTTCCTGTTAATGTTCGCATTTGAACCCAAGTGCCTGGCGTTCCACTTCCAACACACTTCCAGCCTTCGATAACGTATTTACTACCAGCCGTACCCAATTCTGTCGGCTGAGTATTATAAACCGTGTCACCTTGCGCATTTGTTCCGGTGGTGGGAGCTGCAGTGCCGTAAGTGTGCTTTCTTCCTCCCAACCAGATTTCCTCCGGTACAATATTAGGCATACGGAAGCGACCTTCATCAAAACGAATAGAGTTGCTAAACGTTCCGTCGAAAATGGCAGGAGACAGTCCGCCAGTTTTTACAGCAGCTTGAAATACGCACTCCTCCGGCGAAGTTCCGTATTCATTTCTAAAAATAGAAGTAGTCACTTTGTTGGATTCTATATTGAAGAAATTTACTTTTTTGATTAGTCCTTTTATCACGAAAGCGTAACTCACGGTTCCGTATCCTTGAATGCTTGCTCCTTGAAAACTCGACGCAACTACGTTATATAATTCGATTGCTCCTCCGGACGATGCTTCGTAGTGGCAGCCTCTAAAGTTAGCGTTCCTAACAACGCCTGTCGCCGTAAGTCCTAATTCAACAGTCTTTGTTTTCCCTCCGAAATAACAGCCAACAAATTCAAACGAATCTAGTGCGCTTGTTCCATCGATAACTAAGCCGACATCTGTTTTATCTTGCCGTCCGAATACGCAGTTTAAAGCAGATATAACCCCAGAATTAAGTGTATCAGAAGTAATTTTTAGGCCTGTTCCGCCTGTTGTATTACCGAATCCGACAAATACACCTTCCATCGACGTATGGCTAACATTATTTAACATTAACCCATATTGTCCCGGCGCTACACCTTCTACCGTTATGTTCTTTAATAGTGCATTACCAGGAACGTAGCCGCCCAAATTGGCGTAGACGTCACCAATTAAAATACCGCTATTAGAACCGTTTAATTTTATACGGATACCGCTTATATTGTTTCGCGAATGCTGTCCGGTTGACCGAATAGCAAACCCGGTGCCTGTATAATCAATCAGCGTTGTGCTAAGCCCGTGCCCTTTACCTTCTAAAGATACGTTTTCAGGCAATAGGATCGGCTGGCTTAAAGTATATGACACGGCTGTCAATACTAATTTACCAGATTTATTAAGTTCGCTAATTGCTCTCGAAATACGAGGACTGTCGTCAGTTTCTCCGCTTAATCTTGGAAACTTTTCCCCGAGAATTCCGGTGCCTAATACAAGTTCAATTTGCGTATCGTAATCGATAAACCTATCGCCCAATACCGTAAATGCTCCGCGCGCATCCACGACCTCGCTCGGCTGAGGAACACTAGTAATCAGATTATCAACGCGTGTCTTCTGCGCCGATATATCCGCATCCACAGCGTCAAAATTAGCGTTTAAATCATTACGGAACACTCTGTTAAAGAGCGTCCCTAAACTGCGATATTTTCCCACGTAGGAACCACCGCCTTTCTTGTTTTAAACTTTCATTAATTACGACTTAATTACTTTTGCTTTCAGTAAACTAGAACCTAAATCTTTTGTAGTTCCTGTATCATTCCTGAAGACAACTGTTACCGTATTAGCTGCAGAAACATAAGCAATCATTTTAACACCCTGCGTGTCCACACCGAAACTTGCCACGACGAAGTCACCTAAAGCTGCATTAGTAACTGTAACAGAGGTCGAAGCTTCCGTTCCTGTTGATAAGGATGGTGGATCATATGTTGCTGAACCGATTAAGTTATTAGGGTAAAAAGTTCTTGAGCCTACTGTATTAGCAGTTGTAAGGTTGCTTGCTGTCGTAGCGTTATAGTAAACAACATCTTGAATGACATTATTTAAAAACGTTGCAGAGGAAATAAAAAAGTCTATTAGCTTTGCGCCGTTAAGTACAATGTCTTTAAATGTATTCCCTTGCCCTGTCCCAGTGAAAGCATTAGCTGTGCTTGCTCCTTCCTTCAAAGAATATCCTCTAAATAAACTGTTATTGCAGTTATTTAAGTTTTGGACGTTTGTTTTATTACCTGTTATATCGAAGTTTCTAAATTTACATGATTCAATATTGTTATAATCAATAACCGTTTCGGTTACACCAGTATCAATATACTTGATTACAAAATCGTCGAATTTAGAATTTGTACAGTTAGTAAAAGCGACTTTCCTCTTGGTTTCAAGGTTAATATCCCTAAGCACACTATCTGTTAAATCTTCAAAATAACACTGCGCTGATTGTATTGCTGGGTATTTAGCTAGTAATTTAACATTAGAGATTTTAATATTTTTAATCTCTGTTGCTAAAGCTTGATTATCTTTGCGAATATTGAAAGTACCGTGTGAAAACCCTCTGATATTCGAAATATGGATGTTGTTAAAATAACTCTGAGATGCCCTATCCTTACCGCTTGTAATCGTGATTGCTCTTGCGTTGGTATCCACTTTACAGTTATTAATATAAATATTTTGTATTGTGTTGTAGTTCGGGATGGTGTCTCCGCTGACACTAGAGTTCTCGTATTCATTGGTTAGCGCAATAGCGTCATCACTACATGTAATATCGCAATCAGTAATATAAACACCATCACAACCACCGTAAATATGAATGCCGTCAGTGTAGTTAAGGGTGAGACTCGCTAACTGTTCATTATTAATAGTTACATTATCAATATGAACATCACTACAACCCTCTATTTGAAGAGAGAATCCAGTTTTTGTGGAAATGTATGAGTTTTTAATTTTAAACCCTGTACAACGGTATACGATTAATCCTGTTGAAGTATGACCATTATGAATAAACTGCACGTTCTCAAACGTTATGTTACTTGATTGAGATTGAGTCATGGCAACGCAGCCACCGTCCCAGCCTCTAATAATCGTCATGTTTTTTAATGTTTTGTTTGATGGAATGGATAATTGAGAAGTAATCAAATACGACTTTCCCTGCCCATCAATAACACTATACCCACTTGCGTTGATTGCGTTTTGTAATGCCGTAGTATCGTTAGAAACACCATCGCCTTTAGCACCGAATTTTTTTGGATATGTGTAGTACGCAATTTCCGCAAATTGTGAAGCAAGCTGTGTCGTATCTTTCGCATCGTTCCCGAATTTACTCGGCTTGTGTCTCGGCATTTACGAATCCTCCCTTACGTATCCGCGAAACGAGCCCGCCGTCGTGACGTCTATAGAACTAAACGGATTTATCTCCTCGTCAAATACTTCGCCTGGTTTCAACGTGAATACAGTACCGCCAGCCACAAACGTTAAATCTGCGCTACCATCGTTAATGACAACGAGTTCCTCACGGTCGCCACTGAATTTCTTCGTAAAATTTCCAGTCGCATTAAAAAATTCTTGCGCTCTTCTTGCCATGATTCCGCCTCCTTAAATATATCTGAATCGAAAATCGAAGCTTATCGTAAATGCGCCCGTCGCCCCAAATACTTGAATATCGTTCCATCCGGGCGCCAACGTAACCAACTTCCGATTGGTATTCGCAAACACGCTGACTCCGTTTTTGAGCATCCGCACGCCATCGAGCATCACCGTATCGCTTGCCGTAGTGGTGCCGGTATAGTCCCATTCGGTGACCGTCGTAGAGTTAACGATGGCTAGATTCGTCGAGGCGCCCTTAAACGTAATCACCAACGGAAACTCACGAGGGTCGACCGTTACGTCTCCGGCATTGTATATCGAAAATGTGGCCGCCGTCTGCGTATAGTCCGTTGCGTCTACCGTCAAGCCTTGCCCGACCTGCCATAGCTCGGCGTCGAACGTGAGTGGGTCGAGAGTGGTTCCGATGGATTCGGCGTAGGCACTTTCCGAGACAAATTTAAGCGTGAATTCGCCAAAGATTCGCGTTTGCTCCATCGCCCATGATCCGTCGTATTTTACGAGCCAACGTTGGCCCGGATTATTGTCCGCAATAACATAAAAAGCCTCCCGCGAGTTGAAAGCGCGAAAGACTTCGTTTCTAAGTAAACCGTAGTCATCGATGTCGACGGCCTTCATAACGCAGTCAGCCGTAATTTCCCGACCGCCGAACGTTGTGCCCAGGTCGATGAATCCGTCACGTCCATCGATAGTCTCACGATTGTGCACCGTGTCGGGAGCGCTAATGTTAAAATCCCGCACGATGACGCCCATCTCAGCCATATCGTAAACCGTGCCGTCAAGCCTTTCTACTCGAAAATTTGTCATTAGCGCTTCCCTCCTTGTGTTCTAAAATCCATACGTGTTTTGCCGGCAAACAACGAATCTAAATCATTAACCGTTGCCCGCGCGATTTCTCGGCCGTCAACGACTAGTGGAATCTCAACGCTGTATGTCCGAGGAGTTGATTCTGATTTCTGTGTTGGCGTATTTTGAACCGTATAATCAACGGATCGTGTCGGAACTTTCGGGATGGCAGCCGTAGCCATGTCGTGCGACGCCGCTTTAATTTGCGTTAACTGGTCGCCTAGTCCTATAGCGAAACCTTCGCCTGTATATTCACCGAGTTGCATAGTCACTCGCGACGGACTGTGGATACCTAGAAAATTGCGAAGACCCTCCGGTATTAACGAAGCTAGTTCCGACACCTTCTTACTAACGGCGCCTGCCATGTCTCCTATACCGTCAATAAGGCCGTTAATGATATCTGCACCTATCTGGTATAAATCAATGTTTTCGAAGTATCCTTGAATGTCGTTCCATATATCCTCGGCATACTTCTTTATCTCGCCCCAGGCGCCTTCCCAATCTCCTTGCAATAACTTCATCGCAGCAGAGATTAATCCAAGTACGACGTTTATAACAGTTCCTACTATTGTCTGTATCAGTGCCCACGCGACCTGTACAACTCCGCTTATGATTGGCCACACTGTTTGGAATACAGTTTTTATAACGCCGAGAACTACAGTGATATAAGTTTGTATAGCCGTAAAATATAATTGTACTATCCGCATGATTGAGGCGCCATTTTCGTCCCAAAATGCCTTTATATCCGATAGTTTACCGCTAATAAATGACGACACCGCGCTCATCACTGATTGCACGATTCCGCTTATGAAATTAAGCGCAGTAAAAAACGCATTTTTAATCCACGCCCATGCTCCATCGACCATATCTCTAAACCACGCAATATGATTGTACGCTAATACAAACGCAGCTACTAAGCCTACAATTGCGGCTGCAATTAGTGCGACTGTCCCTAAAACCGTCGCAAGACCGGTTACGAACGGAGCTATAATCATCCATACGGCATTCATAGCCGCTGATAAACCTCCGAATAAGCCTATCCCAACCGCCAAAGGCGCTAATATTAATGTTAATATTGGCAGCAGCATGAGGAACCCTTGTATTATTTTCGCTAATACCGGATAGGCTTCATTAAACTTAATGGCCAGAGCCGCGATAGCACCGACGAAATTAAAAACATGCGTCATTATCTGACCGAATAACTCGATCATCGGCTGAAAGGCTTTCTTTAATTTTTCAATCATTCCGGTAAATGCCGCAGCATACGTTGGATTCATCGCCATATTGGCCTGGTGAAGAGCACCGTAAAGCAATATAGAAGCACCCGCCGCAACTAATGCCACGGCACCCATACGCATAATACCAGCGTTAATTAATCGGATTTGGCTTTGCAGCTCTCGCATACTTGCCGTCGGACCAAGCGCTCTTAAAGCCAGGATTGCCGGCGCTCCATTTCGGGCGATTCGTTCAAGCCCACCGGATACCCGCAAAAGTCCTCCGTTTACCGTGTAAAGAGGATTTCCTATGCGTTGAAGGTTCGATGCAATACTATTAGACTGTAAGGAAGCTCCAAGCATGGTCCCGATCGACTGAAGGAAGCTCATGCGCATTGCTACGCTATTATTAATCATGCTATCCGTTACTTGACGATGTTGAGTACCCAGATCTTGTAGTGCGGACATTAAATCGCCAGTTCGACCGACATAATCCTCGGAATTTTGAGCTAACTCCAGGTAACCGTGTTGCACTTCGATTTGACTTTCCCGAAATTGGTTCATATTAGTACGGGAAGACCTAAACGCTTCTTGTAAATTACGCGCCATTCCTTGCGCGCTTTCTGATAGACCGCTCAAAGACCTCGACAGTCCTCCGGATACTTGACGCTGCATAGAGTTGATGTTACGCTCCATATTACGAAAAGTCCGTGTAAAACCGTCTCGAACTTCGAGAGAGTAACTAATATTCATTCCGTTTGCCATTAATTCACCGCCTCTCCAAGCGATTCTTCTAGTTCTGCCAATGTATTTCGTTTTTCTTCTATTGAAACGACTTTATTCGTCCGTTCTTTTCGTTTGTCTTTGCCGAGCAACTTATCCGCCGTCGGCGTCTTTTTACCGAGTTGAGCCGACATGATCCATGAGGCTAGCTGTGCAGTCCGTTGCCATTCTGCGTCAGATCGCAAACGGTATCCTTCAATCATATTGGAGAACTCCCTCGGTGTTAAATCCCAAAATTCCCACGGTTTCAAGCCGAATAGTCCGGTTGCTTGCGCCATTAATTCGTCATAATCGAACGATTTGCAACCGGAATCTAGTTTGGGCTATCGGTTCCATCTTCTTTTGGCTGTGAGCCTTTCATCATCTTAGATTCGCTGATTGCCTTGGATAATTTGTCGCTTAACTCTTCGAATGTAATATCTTCGTTCTCGATTGCCTCATCGATAAACTCCTCGACTTTAGCTACTGTTAATTTTTCCTTACGTAAACATGCCCATATAATAACTGCGATATCAGATAAACGTCCTGACGCCATTTCTTCCTCAAATACTTTTTGCGCCGGTTTGTTATAGTGCTGCTCTAGCGCCTTAAACGACAAGAATGAAAATCGCATTTCTCGTTCCTTGCCACCTAGATTTATAAAAACGCCTGCCATTGTTTTACCTCCTTGTTATAAAAAGAAAAAGCGCCCCGAAGGACGCCGCTAATTAAGGTGTAGTTGTCTTTGTATAAGCGCCCTTACCGTTAAGAGTTAGTGAGTAAGTCGCTTGATCATCGTAAGGAGCTTCGATACTAAAATCGCTAATAATCGCGTCACCTTCGTATTTATTACCGCTTGCCGTCTGAAAGCGAACTTTTACATATTCCGCGCTTTCAAAAGCGTCCTCTAACGCAAGGTATCCTGCATCGTCCTCGACCAAAAGTCCGTCGGCTTCGATTGACCAAGAAGCAACTCCATATTCCTCGTCAGACCATCCGAAATTATCC